ATTCGGTCCTTGTAGGTTCGGAGCTTGTTCTCCAGCTCGTGCTTCTCCAGCTCCTTCAGGTTGCCGGTGAGCTGTAGCGTCTCTGCCGCCCAATCGCGCGTGCCGACGGCGACTTCTTTCGAGCGCGATGACCACAGCGCGGCGATGCTTGCGCCCACGCCGATGGCCGTGATCACGGCGCCAACTGGGCCGCCCATGAAGGCGATGGCCCGGCCGAACATGGAGGCGCCGCGCGCAGCGATTGCCGAGGTCGCGCCTACTCTGGCCTGCGCCGCTGACAGCGCCTGCTGGGCGGCGGTATGCGCAGTAGAGGCGCTCGCAACCTGGCGCTCGATGGCGGCGCGCTGCGCGCCGTAGAGCGCGACCTCGGAGGCCAATCGCTGCTGAGCTTGCGCCTCCTGGAGAATGACGGCCGTGCGCGCTACTTCCGCCTGGGCAGATACCACCGCCTGGCGAGCGCTCGCGGCCATGGCGCGCTCGGCCTGCTCTTCGGCATGGAACTGAGCGATCTTTGCGCCCGTGTAGGCCACGCTCGCGGAGACGCCTTTGCCAAGGAGTACAGAGGCCACCACTCCGCCGCCGACCGCCACCAGGTCCATGTTGCGCGCGACGACGCTGAGACCATCCGCCAGCCCGCTCGTGAACCCCGAAGAGCCATCCATGGCCCCGATGGTCTTCATGAACTCGTTGCGCACCTCCACCAGGGAGTCGCCCACGGATCTCGGCGAACTCGCGCTCCAGGGCGCCCTTCTGTGACACGAGAGCCTGCACGACCGTTTGAGCCGTGAGCTTGCCCTGGCTGGACATTTCCTTCAGCGCAGCGACCGGCACGCCGAGGCCATCGGCCATGGCCTTCGCGAGCCGCGGCGAGGACTCCATCACCGCGCGGAACTCATCGCCTTGGAGGCGGCCAGAGGCGAGCGCCTGGCCGAACTGGAGGATGGCTGACGACGACTCCGCCGCGCTGGCACCGGAGATCTTGAGGGCCTGGGCCACTGCCTCGGTAACGCCCAGCGCGTCGCCCTGGCTGCCACCGTAGGCCTTCACCGCCGGCACGAGGCGGGTGTAGAGGCTGATGGTCTCCGACAGCCCTGCGCGCGTCCGCTGCGCGGTGTCGAATACGTCCCGTTCGACCTGCGCGAACTCCTCCTGCGAGCCGGTGGTTGCCCGCAGGCGGGCTTCCAGGAGCTTGTACTCGTCAGCGAGCTTGATCGTGTGCCTCGCGCCGGCGGCGATGGCTGCGAGCGTGGTGAACCGGCCGAGCGTCTCCTGGGCCTCGCGCAGCTGCTGGCTGATGGACTGGATGCCATGACTGGTCGAGCCCATAGCCGCGTTGATCTGCTGCCCGGCCTTGACGCCCTTCGCCCCGAGGGCCTCCAGTTTCTGCCCCGTCTCATTTATAATCTGGACGTTCCCTTTCGCATCCAGGTGGATCCGAATGACTGTATCGCCCACTCAGGCACCCTCCCCCGGGACCATCGGCGGCATGGCCATGGGCGGCTTTGTGCTCGGGTTCGTCGCCCACCCCATCTTCTTCGCCTTCTTCGCCATCGGTTTTTCCGTCCTGCTCTTCGGTGCGCTGCGCTCGCTATTCCGCTGACGCCCTGAACTCCTCGAGCGCCGCAAACTCCATCACCTGCAACTGCTGAAACATCTCCGCCCGCCGCGCCTTTCCGACTGAGCGCAACCTGAGCAGCACCTCTACCCCCTGGTAGTCCAGCCCCAGCGGGCTACGCGCGCCGTACCGCCACTGCGTCTGGCTCTCAAGGAAGAGGCAGAGCGCGTCCCAGTTCTCCGGGAACACATCCACCGCTTCCTCTGGCTTCGGCTCATAGGTGATACCGAAGAACGCCGCGTCTTCCGCACTCTCGTCCCGGCCGCTCCCCCGCCCGAGCCACGCGCGACGGGCCCAGGCGGTGGCGGCCTCGATCAGTTTTTTCGGGAGGCCTGCGGCAGGGAGTCCATCCAGGCAAGGGCAACGGCCGTCTTCATGCCCGCGATGCCGAGCAGCTTGTCTCGGTTCACTTCAGAGAAGACGAAGTCTTCATCGAACACAGGCCCGCTCCAGCCGACAAAGACCTCTTTGCAGAGATCAAGATCAGGAAGACCCGTCTTTATGATCTCGTCGATGCGCTCCTGCGGAAGGCGGAGGAACTTGCCGTGAAAGGTGAGCGTTTGGCGCTTGCCGCCTTCCTCGGCGGCAACCTCCAAAGCGACAGGCCAGGTATAGGTGGGGGAAAGAGCGAGCTTGAACATGGGTTAGAGCACCGTGAAAGTGGTTTCGTCGTCGCCATTGGTGGGCAGGAAGGCGACGTCCAGATTGAGCAGCACGTTGCCGTCGCCCTCCGAGTAGCTGACGCCGTTCACCTGCACTTGGCCGGCGTCGAACTGGTTCTTGTAGCCAGCCGCGGTTCCATGAATCACCTGGGTGGCGCCGAGCGTGTCGCCCTTGGCGATGGTGAAGAAGTTCTTCGTGCCGAGGGCGGGCGCCTCGATCACGATCTTTCCGCTGGGGGCGCGGTCGGTGATCACTACCTCCTCCACGCCCACCAGATTGCGGTAAGCAACTGCGTTGTTCTTGGAGTACTCGAACGACTGCATGTTGAGCGCGGTGCCATGCAGAGTGAAGGTCGGGGTATTCGCTTTCGAAACCGCCAGCGGATCCTTGAACGCCGTGAGCGTCGGAGTCGGATCGGCAACGGCCGCGGGGTCAACCCAGAGGCCGATCATCTTGAAGGTCAGGTAAGGAACGCCGTTCGCGTTGATCTTGAAGCCCCAGTCACCGCGACAGCCGAGCAGCGCGTGCTTCTGACCATCGAAATGGAAGTAGATGCTGATGGCTTCCTCGCCAGACGAGACCGGCTTGTATTCCGTCTTCACGCCAGCGAAGACGGTCTCTGCCTCACCACAGGCGCGCATCAGTGGACCATACGCCGGAGCGGTACCGGCAGCACCGGCGCCCGCCATCTCCACGTCGAACTCGATGGCAACATGAGTGCCGACATGAATGCTCGCGAAGTTGCCCAGGTAGGGGCGCGGGTTTTCGCGCTTCACCACATCCGACACGAGCGGCGTGATGCTGATGTTGGTCGCGAGGATCGCGTTCGCCGCGCCGGTCGGGACGGCGTCAGTGCCGTAGACCGCTTCGATCTTCGCGAGGATGATCTTCTTCCGCCATTTGAGGGCCATTTCGTTCTCCTGAAAAAGAAAAGGCCCGCTCATGGCGGGCCTGGTGGCTGAGTTCTTTCCCGGTTACGCGGCGGGGTCCGGTTCCTGCGGGATCGGCTTTTCCGCCTTCGCGGTCGGCTTTTTCACTTCCGGTGCGGCCGGACGCGGACCGTTGCCGTCTTGGTGATCAACCGTGCGTTCCACCAGCCTGGGGGCCGCGCCGGGTTTGTCGATGATGTAGCTGCCGCCTTCTGCCATGGCGCCCTCCTGTTAGGTGCTTCGGATGTAGGTGCCGACGACATACACGTCGCGCCACCAGATGACCTTGTTACTCACGTCGATGACCTCGCCGCGAACGTATTCGATGGACTCGGCATACTCACCCTGCCAACCAAGCAATGCTGCTCGGATCTCGTCCCTGGCGTCCTCCAGCGGCTCCGCGTCAGCGGTGCTCGTCTTGGCCACGATCTGGACCACGAACATGTCGCCGATGCGCTGCGCAACCTGCGGCGCCAGCGAGTTCTCCCCGGCTTCGCCCATCAATGGGTGAACGAACGCCGCAGGCACGTTCGCGAGGCCTTCCACGGCGCTGACGGACAGCGCGTGATCAACCCGGTTCTGCAACAGCGGGCAGACCGCCTTCAGTCGAGCAATGACCGGATTCAGTCTCATTCGTTGATGTCCAGGTAGATAACGGACCAGTCCGGGTTCAGGCTATCCGGCCGGACGCGGTCCACCACGTAAACCTTGCCCCGCGCGGTTATGGCGTCTCCCTTCGCCATGCCGGTGATGCTGGCCGTCTTTGCCTGCGCGGTGATGGTCCGCGTCTCCACCTCGTACTGCCCGTCCTGGGCGGTGCCGAAGGCGTCGTCGAAGATCACCCGCAGAGGATCGACGCTCCGACTCCAGGTGACGCTGATCCCGTACACGCGGAGGTAAGCGTCCAAAGGTTCGTTCATGCTCACCTCAGCTTCTCCGAGTAGAAGCGGATGTTCCGGTCAAAGATCTCCTGAGCCTTCGAGCTGACGACCCGCTGGACCTCATCCTTGGAGGCCTGATTGCCCAGCATCGCGCCGACGCTCGGGCCGTAGAGTTGCTTGATCGGGTAGCGCGGACCGCTCACCCGTTCAAACAACCCAATGTGACCCGACGCCATCCTGGCGACGAATACCCGCTTCAGTTGCTTATTCCCGCCCGCGTGCATCACTCGCACGCGCACACCATTGCGGCGCTTGCGCCCGCGATCTTCCTCGGGCGTCTTCGGGGACACGACGAAATTGATCAGCGGCAACGCCTTGCCGAAGCCAACGATATAGGCGTCCGTGTCTCCGCCCCTGGCAAGCCTTACGTCCATGCCGTTCCGGTTGCTCGTCCCGCGCTTCACCAGGTCGCGGGCCTTGATGTTGTAGGTTGCGCGGATCTTCAATTTCACCGCCGTGGCGGCCTGATTGGTCAGGTCGTTCAGCGTGCGCCGCAGAGCCGCATTGAACGCGGCCTGGGAGTAGCGCGCCTTG